TTTGCAGCCGAGCAGATCCAGTTCAACATTGATTAATTCATCTTTCGCTATCGTCATTTTTTTTAGGGGCCCGTCAATGTTTATATGACTGTCCTCGACCGCTTCGAACGTGCCATCTTCTGTGTCAGAATGTGTAACTGTAAATTCCAGTTCTGTCCCGTCTGTTACATCGGTTACAGACGCGGCCACAATGGCAGAAAGAAAGCCGCTGCGATCAATTGCAACGGCTGTTCCGCCCGGAATCACTTTTGTATTACTATAAAGTTCTCTTTTCATAAATTTCTCCTTACATAACTTTAATCTTATGGGCAATGATAAAGGACTCCTCATGCCGCACTGCAATATCATCGTACATCGTCGCCCGCGTCGCTGCTAAGTTTTCTTCAAAGGCATTATGGGTGTTCCCATCATCATCAACCCAGCTGCCTTCCAGGGTTGTGAAGGTCTCCATTCCCATCTGGTCGCCAATCAGCAGGTCCGCCCAGTTCCCGAAAAACAGTTCTGTCAATCCTGTAGAAGAGACAGGGATCTGGTTGGAAACCTTATACGGTGCTCCCAGGAGTTTTCCGGCCTGCATTTCTTCCCGGTAAATATAAGTCCCTGTTTCGGTTTTCATATTCATCAGTAGTCCTTCCATCATACTGTTGAAGGCCCAGCCCAGCTTCTGATCATCTATATTCTTCTGCATTACTACAGAACGGAGGTAGACCGGGAAATCTGCGGTAATTACTCCCGTAGCAGATGCATACATCGCATCCAGCTTTGTTACGTCAATTTTCTCTACCCCCTTATTGTAGTAGATCCCCAACGGCATAAACTCGCCGCCAGTACCATACAGCCCGCCATAGTCCAGCCCCAGCTGCATACGGCGTGTCAGGTCATTGGCAAACATGGCGTCTGCAGAGTAACTGGTACTCATCAGGAGCTCACGGGACTGCGGGACAATCGCCGCAAGGCTCTTGGCAGACAGCTTCACGTTTCCAAATTCCGGGGCAGTCTTGGTAATCTTGCGCTGTTCGCCACGCCATGTTGCTCTGGTTCCTGCCGTCATCTTGGGTATGTTAAGATTTCCTTTGTCCAGCGGTACCTTCTGGGCACCCAGCTCAAAGATAACTGTTTTGGGATACAGCAGTTCAATAATGTCATCCATGTACACTTCGGGGATAAGGTAACCTCCATAGGCAGGGCCTGTCGCAGAAAGGGCCTTAAACTCCCGTGCCATTTCATTGTCCCCATAGTTTTTCTGTGCAAAGTATGCCGCACGCTCCGGATCCTGACGTCCCCAGATATCAATACATTTAATAGATCTGGCCAGCATCACATCAGCAGGAACTGTCTTCTTCTTTCTGGCGGAAGCCATATCTGCCGGCGGGGCAAGAAAAATATTGCTGTATTTTCTCTGTACCGTCTTTCTCTGCCTTCCATCCCCCACGAAATAACTCTTTTTTTCACGGCTCCTGGCCGCTGCTTTAGATTTCCTCCTTTTCTCTCCCCCTTCCGCCCCTTCATCTTCCATTACCTCGGATACGGCATCCAGGATATCTGCAATATCCGTCTCATTGATTTCATCAGATTTAGCCGATTTTCTCTTCTCATTGGCCAGCCCGATTGCCTCCTCCAGAATTTCCCCTATGTCAAGGGTACTTTCATCTTTTCCTTCCTCAGCATCGACTACGGCATTCAGGAGGTCTTCTGCATCATCTTCCGAAATGCCTTCTCCCTCCTTACGGCTTTTATTTACGGTTTCAATAGCGGCTTCAATAATATCTGCCGCATTAGCGTCAATTCCATCATCTGAAGGATCCTCCTCTTTGGATTCATTCTCCTCCATAGCGTCCTTGACTGCTGCCTTTACAATCTCCTGCAGGTCATCTACGCTTGTTTTCATTGCCTTCCTCTGGGTACTCCTGTTTACATACTTTCTTCTTGCCATTCTTTTTTCTCCTTAAAAATAGATTTCTACTTCCCTGACCGGAAGCCTTTTATGTTCTTTTTCGGAATGGTTGTTCTTTGTTGATTCTGCCTCCCGAACGACGGAATCAATTATGCTGGAAGCTTTTTTCATTGCTTCTCCAGCCTCCTTCAGGGACTTAAGCCGTAAATCGCTTATTTTACGGCCTGCCTTTATATCTTCGGCCAGTTCCTGTTTGATTGCCTGAGCCCTTTCTATAGCCTCATTCATAGACTTATATCCGGTTATTTTTGCCTCCGGGTTCATTGCCCAGGTAACCACAGATACCTCCCACAGTTTTACCTCCCGTAAATGGCGGATCCCTTCTGCATCATAGTCAAACACAACGGGATCGTATCCTATGGACAATTCATTAAGGACGCCATCCTTTAACAGGACTTTTATATCCCTGCCCATGGAGGTGTCGGATACCTTTGCACTCAGATATAGGCCGTTAACATCCTCCCTAAGCTCCACAGGGCGTCCAATCGGCAGCCAGCAGTCATTATGCAGTGCTAATATCTTTACTCTCTCCCAGCCTTCCGCCAGCGTCTTTGTGAAGGCGCCGGGCTCTATAATATCCCCTCCGGTATCCACGTTGGAAAAGACAGCTCCATATCCGGAGAAAATACCTTCCTCTTCGTTGTAGCTGTCCATTTTAAATTGCATTTTTTTGTATTCATGGTTCATATTTTTCTCACCACCTTTCTTGCACGTATAAATACGTGTTTTTATATTGACACACGTATCAACACGTGTTATAATGTAACCATGATAAGGAAAGGAGATACGAAAGATGCCAATTAGTCCACGGGAGATGATTAAACTCCTAAAGCAAAATGGTTTCCAGGAAGTCAGCCAAAATGGTTCTCATATCAAATTGCGGAATTCCGAAACCGAAAAGCAAGTAATTGTTCCTTATCATTCCAAATCCTTAAAAAAGGGTCTGGAGCAAGCAATATTAAAACAGGCGGGGCTTAAATAACCCCGCCCCCTAAAATGGAGGTACATGTATGGAAAACAAATTATTTTATCCTGCTGTCTTTCATCCTGCGGAAGAGGGAGGCTTCTGGGTTTCATTTCCTGATATCCCCGATTGTCTTACGCAAGGGGATGATATGGCGCAGGCTTATGAAATGGCCGTTGATGCTCTTGGTTTAAGTATTACTGATATTATCGATAATAAGGGATATCTTCCGGTACCTTCTTCCCCTGATTCTATAAAAACCGAGGATAATGGTTTTCTTGTTATCATACAATTCGATCTGGCCGCATATAGAAAACGCACCAGTTCAAAAGTTGTTAAAAAAACTCTGACTATTCCTGAATGGCTGAATGAAGAAGCGCTTGCCAAGGGAATCAACTTTTCCCAGGTTCTTCAGGAAGGACTTGTGGCCAAAATACAGTCTATGAATACGTAAGGAAGCAATGGCAATTCACTGTTTCTTCCGCTTTCCCACAGTCCGGGTCACAAGGTACCATTAACTTATTCCCTGCAGAAGTTATAAAGGGCTCATCTATCCTTACGGTTTTCCCGTTCAAGTCCAGATGGGTGTCCCTAGCTTTTGCAGGGTCTGTTATATGCCAGGTCTTAAACTGAAAGCCTCCGTTTTTTGCCATATCAAAATTACCAGCCAGAAGGCTTGTGTTACATTCCTGGGCGGCTATCAGCCGAGCCCTCTTATCGGAAGTGTTCATGGCCAGGACAATCTCTTCTGTGAGTGTCTGCTTATTTTTTCCTTCTTCCAATCCTTTTACGATAATATCTCTAACCGTATCCTTCGTAGTCTGCGTCACCCTTGTGATTCTTTGCCCGCCCTTCAGCCTGGCTGTTGATACCAGTGCAGGCTGCTGTACCCCATTCAATTGGTACTGCTTCTTTGCCTGCTCTGCACCTTTGCTGTAGGTCTCCGACCATAGCGGCGCCAGGATCTCTTCCAGAATCTCCTCTTCTTTTCCCCAGTTGATCAGCTGATCAATAAACTGGGAAACAAGCTTTTCCCGTTGCGCCGGTGCAACTTCTTCAAATTCTTCCTGTGTCATGTTCAGTATTTCCCAGATGTCACCTGCTGCCTTTTTTGTCCCCAGAAGGGAAGCTCTTATCTGGTCACTTTGGTGTTTCAGGTACTTGAACAGGGACAGCTCAAATTTTCTTCCCTGTTCCCGCTTTACTGCCTCCAGACTTCTTGCTGCTGTCTGCACACGCTTCGCCTTTATCTCCATGGCCTTACGGAGGATAACCTCTTCCTGTCCTTCACCGGGGTCTATCTCTATCTGATTCCCGTCCCATGTCTCCGGTTCCCCCTGCATATCTGACATACAGCTGCTTATTTCGGAAAGGTCTTCCTCTTCACTTACAAAGACATCCCCCATATTCGTTTTGTAAATATTCCCGTTCTCATTTGTTTCCATCCCTAAGAGCTCTTTGCTTTCGTTCCTGGTAGTCAGGCCATTTACCCAGCCTTCCATTGCTACCGTTTTGTCGTGTTCTTTATTCTTCGGGATGATTTCATCGTATTCCCAGTATAAGTCTTCCCCATAGCACGAAAGCAGCTGCAGGTTGATTGCATCCTGCCTCTGCCTCAGGCGGGGCTTCAGTACATTACTTGCATAAATATATTGTGCAGCGTCCGCAGTAGCACGGTTGCTGTTCTGTGTTATTCCCATAATTTCCCGTGGCATACCGAAATGTTCCATAATTGCGTCTCGGGTAAAGGTACGTCCATTAATCATGTCCATATCTTTCATGTTATCCGCCAATTTTGCTACTGTTGGCTGCCCCCCTTCTTTCGGGCCTGATAATATGGCTGCCCCGTGTGCTTTCATGAACCCTTTAAAGTTCTCATTCCATTCACTTCGGAAGCGCTTTACCTGATCTTCACCGCTTCCAGGTAAAATGACCAGTGTGTCCGGCGTCGCCCCATTCCAGAAGAAATTTTTCTGGAACTTCGCGGCGTATTCATCCAGCTCCGCTTCGTCTGCCACCGCCTCCGCTTGTCCCAGTCCCCTTCGGTAGGGATCTAATGGGTTCAGGTCCTTGATGACAAACATATCATCTACAGGGATTTCCTTGATCATCCCTCTCGGCGTCCGTATTACGTAATAGGGAAAGCCCTGATAAGGTATCTGCTGCACCCATTGTACCGGGACCGGCCAAAATTCCGCTGGCAGTCCATCGGGATATCTCTCCAGGAGCAGGTATCCTTCCCCCTTTAAGAGCAGGTATTCCTGGAACAGCTTCCATATCGCGCTCGCAGTAAATTCTACCAGCGGGTTTGGCCTCTCCATAAATTCCAGAAACGGGTGCCTTGTAATCTCTGTACGGTTCCCTTCTTCGTCTATCTGGAACAGCTTCCCGGTCACATAGGACAGATCCCCTGCTATCTTTTCGACTGGCGCTAATCGGGGATTCTTTCCAAAGGCTTCCATCCATTCGCTTGTATTTCTCGCCGGCGGGGACGTATACCGGGGAACCATTGCCGAGTTGTTGTTTATAAAATTGTCTGCTCTTCTGGTCCTGCGTCTGTTAAACAATCCCATCTCTCACTTCTCCTACTAAATATACAAATTCCACCTCTGAGGCTCATACATGGCTAAAGCTAACGCATCCGCTATGTCCGGAGAGGACAGGCCACGTTTCTTCATTGTTTCTTTTCTCTCAAGTTCAAGCCTGCCGTCTTTATTGACTGTATATTTGCGGCTGCTGAGTTGGCTTATCAGTGTATCATTATCCGGTATCTGCAGCACGCCGTCCTGCAGGGTCTGCCTCACCTCTCCCCACATGATTCCGGTACTATTGCTGTACTCTACCGGATCGGACTCCCTGACTTTCCCTCCGGCCCCTCCGAAATGGCATTCTATAATCTCAAGGTCTATCCTCGGGATTTCCTGGCAATCCAGATAATCGCTGTGCTCCTCCGGGTTCAGGCCCGCCTGCATGCACCTGTCCAGCCATATTTCGTTTATGATCTGTTCCCGCATGTCATACAGGTTATCGTAGACTCCTACTCCCAGGCCGTCACAGTCTACCTTTACCCGGTATGTCTTCATGTCC